TACATTAGAACTATGTTGCAGGCAGGCGAAGAATTATCCAAAGAAGCTAGAGTTAAACTATCAACAATTCATTCAGCCAAAGGAGGCGAAGCTGATAATGTTTTACTCATCATGGATAATACCAAAATGATCAGGGAAGCTATAGAAAAAAGCCCTGATAAAGACGACGAAGAACACCGGGTTTGGTATGTGGGCGTCACACGTACTAAACAAAATTTATATATTATGGCGGCAAAAAAGGAGGACAAAGGATATGACATCGAAAGTATACAATAAACAAATCGGAGGCTCTCACTATAAAGATATGGTGGAGCAGCCTAGTGAGTTTATAAACAAGAACAAATTGCTTTTTGCAGAAGGAAATGCTATTAAATATATCTGCAGACACGCGCATAAAGGAGAAGTACAAGATCTTGAAAAGGCTAAACATTATATTGATATGATTATTGAAAGGGATTATGGCCCTCAAGAAAGTTGGATAGATGGCTACAATAAATGGAAAGACCTACAAAAAAAAGGAGTCATCAGTAATAAAGTAAAACTCGGAGACTTAAAAAAACTTTTAAAATGAGAATCCCTAGATTTGAAGCCCAGACTGAATGGGTAAAGCCCACAGAATTTCCAGACCTGAGACAGGTAGATGAAATTGCAATCGATCTAGAAACAAAAGATCCTGATCTTATTAAAAAAGGATCCGGTTCTATTATTGGTAATGGAGAAGTGATAGGCATAGCCGTAGCAACTTCTTACTACAAAGGATACTTTCCTATCGCTCATGAAGGTGGTGGTAACATGGAGAAAGCTAAAGTATTATCATGGCTTAAAGATATTTTAGAAGCTCCTTCCACAAAAATATTTCACAATGCTATCTATGACGTATGCTGGTTAAGAGCCATGGGTTTTAAAATTAATGGTGACATTGTTTGTACGATGCTAGCCTCAGCGATCACAGATGAAAACAGATTTAGATATGATCTCAATAGTTTATCCTGGCACTATTTAGGTTACGGTAAAAATGAGAGAGCACTAGCCGAAGCGGCATCCGAATGGGGCATCGATCCTAAAGCAGAAATGTATAAGCTGCCTGCCATGCATGCAGGATCTTACGCAGAGCGCGATGCTGAGATTACTTTAGGGTTATGGCAGGAACTTAAAAAAGAAATTATTTCTCAGGACTTGGAAGATGTATTTGATCTAGAAACAGATCTCTTTCCATGTCTAGTCGATATGCGATTCAAAGGCGTTCGAGTTGATATTGAAAGAGCCCATGCAATGAAGAAACAATTAATGGCTGAAGAGAAAGAAATTCTTAATAAAATAAAATTAGAAACTAATATCGACACACAAATATGGGCAGCACGATCCGTTGCGAATGTATTTGATATGTTAAAAATAGAATACCCCCGAACAGAAAAAACATCTGCCCCCTCTTTCACTAAAAATTTTTTACAAGAACATAAACATCCTGTTGTGAACCTGATTGCTAAAGCAAGAGAAATTAATAAAGCACACACCACATTCATTGATTCTATTTTAAGATACGAACATAAAGGAAGAATACACGCAGAGATTAATCAGCTTAGAAATGCAGGAGGAGGTACAGTTACTGGAAGATTTAGTTATCAAAATCCGAACCTTCAACAAATTCCCGCTAGAAACAAAGACTTAGGACCCAAGATCAGAAGTTTATTTATACCAGAAGAAGGATGTAAGTGGGGTTGTTTCGATTATAATCAACAGGAACCAAGACTGGTTGTGCACTATGCCGCTCTCTATAAACTTCCATCCGTTTATGATGTATTGGATTCTTATAAAGAAAATAGTAAAGCAGATTTTCACCAGACCGTCGCAGACATGGCAGAGATTCCTCGATCACAAGCCAAGACCATTAACTTAGGATTATTTTATGGAATGGGGAAAGGAAAACTTCAAGCAGAACTAGGAGTCACTAAAGAAAAAGCCGCAGAATTATTTAATACCTATCACAGTAATGTCCCCTTTGTTAAACAGCTCATGGAGAAAGCTTCTAATAGAGCACAAGAAAGAGGACAGATTCGTACACTACTTGGAAGATTATGCAGGTTTCATTTATGGGAGCCCAATCAATTCGGGATGCATAAAGCATTACCACACGAAGAAGCACTCAGGGAACACGGACCAGGAATTAAAAGAGCATATACATACAAATCATTAAACAAATTAATTCAAGGATCTGCAGCAGATATGACAAAAAAATCTATGTTAGAACTCTACAAAGAAGGTATAGTAGCTCACATTCAGATTCATGATGAACTTGATTTATCTATTGAAGATGATAAACAGGCAAAACGAATTGTTGAGATAATGGAAAATGCTGTTACACTCGAAGTTCCCAACAAAGTAGACTATGAGTTTGGTAAAAATTGGGGAGACATCTATGATTAACAAGGAGGAAACATGGAAAAAGTAAAACAACTATGGGCATTAGCACAAGCTCATAAAAAAATATCTATAGCTGTGGCTGTGGTTATTGTTTTAATTATCATTTCAATCTAGGAGTTTTATGTTGAATGGCTTACTTGAACGCAAACATTCCTGCCACGTATGCGCAGGTAAGAAGAGAATATCTCTATGACCTTTCCGGACATGTGGGAGAAGCTGAAGACTGTGTCATCTTTGGGATGGCATCGCTTTCAGGAAGCGCGATACTCTTTCATGCAATTATGGAGAATGGAGCTGTATTCTACCGCCTGCCAATCTCTGCGTTCATACAAAGAGGATTTGATGTCAAAAAAGTTCCTCGGATGCGACTTGACGAGTTGGAGCTTTGGAATTGTTTTAGTTACTATCCTAGTGTCAATACTTTTGATATCCTTCTAGGCCAATCAGGAAAATATATAGGAAAAGATAAGAAATGGTATCACGGGACTTATCTTTTCACGGTTGACTGGGCTCACCCAGAGAGTAATATAGTGGATACGGATCATTCAGAGATTCCGGCAGAACATAAATGCGCCCACATAATGGCCCTGGAAAACGGAAATTATGCAGCTCAACCCAACAATAGAATTATATGGAGCATTCCTTCATTTACTGTTAAAGATGAAGTTCCATTTGATTGGAAGGTGCAAACAAGTACGTGGAACGTAGAAGATAGTAGTAAATGGAAAACTGAAGATAGCGATAGCTACTTCTATGAGATTGAGGAAAAGAAAAATGACAAAGTGTAAAAATTGTAATTGTGATTGCCACTGTTCTTTGAAAGAACATGGTGATATGTATGGAGTTTGTAATTGTATGAATTGTGAACATGAAGAGTGTGAAACGTGCCAATAGATCCAAAAAAATGTTGTGGTACGCACTCAAAAGAAAAAGAAGACAACGGAGAGTGTTGTCAAATAAAAGACGAAGAAGAAAAAACAGAGGAGCCAAATGAATAAATTGTATTTAGTTCTGGCACTATTATTTGCATTAAGCGCCTGCTCGGTGGGCAAAAAATGTACTTATACTCAAGATGGAACGAAACTCTCATCTTATGTATGGTTTTATAATGGTGACAAGCCAATTGATTTAGATAAAAACAATTGCGGCTAACATGAACGAAAAATTGATAACCGCATTGCTCGCTATTTTATTAGCGCTCGGAGGATGGACGCTTCAGCGTACATTTTCTCTATCACAAGACATGGTCTTAATTAAAGCCAAGATTGAGGTAATAGAAAATGAAATACAACAGTTTAAAAATTTTAAGGGCAAGAAGAATCGCAAGAGAAAAAAGAAACAGGACGACTAGATGGATGAAATATTTAGTATCCTCTATAATCATCGGTCTGTTATGTCTTTTTTCTGTTGGGTGTAAAGGCGTAAAGCATGTTCTTCAGATTGAAGAACCAACAGATCATACTTCCGGAGATGATGGTGGCAAATTAAAATATAAAATTATTTGGGGAGATGTGAATCAAAAGGAATAATATGAGAACCCATGATGAGATCATTAAGGATATTAAGACTGTTCTGGAAGAGAAAGTGGCGCCGTCCGTTGCAGCTCATAATGGTGCTATTGGTTTTATTAACTTTGCCAGCGACACTGGCGTGGCTACTTTAAAATTATCAGGCAGCTGTTCAGGTTGCGCCATGTCTAAGATTACCTTGCAACGTGGAGTCGAACAAACTTTAAAACATTACGTCCCTGAAGTTACATCCATCGTTGGTCAAGATGATGAAGAAGCAGAAAGTCAGGGCTACGAACCGTATTTTCCTAAAGATAAAGAACCTGACTGGGAAAAATTGGTAAGAAAATAAGATGCTGATAGCTCTTTATAGATTAATAATGGTGTCAGCCGTGGGATATCTATTCTGGGTTCACTTTCTAGAGTGCGTATGATAAAGTATGTGACGTTATTTATAGGAGTGAGCATAGGAGTTCTGATAGGATTCTCGGTGTATCATTATTTTTTTATGGAAAAATTTAGTTGTTGTGGAGTCTATGGGTAAACCTCTCAAATTTTCAGAAGAAGCATCAGTTCAGATGCCATTCAAGACGGTTGCCTCATTGATCACCATGGTGGCAATTGGAACCTGGGCTTATTT